GGAATACTTGACCCAACTGTTATTATTTTAGAAAACACAATTGGCGATATTATCTTTTCACGAATTGGCGCTGGTTATTATGAAGCTACATTAACAGGTGCATTTTTAATAAATAAAACTTGGGTAGTAGGTGGTTCAGCGGATAACACCGCGGGTAGTGGTGACTTCGCTACTTTGGACATACGTAGAATTTCAGATAATGTAATAAGTTTAAGAACATATGATAATTTTTCACCATTTGATGATATGCTTGTTAATACTTCAATAGAAATAAGAGTTTACCCATAACGATATGAATGAAATAGAAGTTCCTATAAAAGTCACCGGCATAGGTGCAATAAAGAAAGAATTACGCGATTTAAAAGGCGAATTAGCAAATGCTACGGATTCGGAATCTATTGCAAGGTTATCGCAAAGAGCTGGTCAATTAAAAGACCAATTAGCAGACGCTAACGAACAAGTTGCAATCTTCGCTTCGGGTTCTAAATTTGAACAAGTAAACAACGGATTAGATTCTATTAAAAGTTCAATCATGAGTTTGGATTTTGCGGAAGCTGGGGATAAAGCAAAGTTATTAACTTCGACTTTGAAAGGAATAAACCCCGCGGATTTTGCAGAACAATTCAAAGGATTTGGAAAAGTTATCGGTTCGCTTGGTTCTGCGGTTGGGGTACTTACAAAACAATTTTTAACCTTTGGTTTATCGCTTTTGGCAAACCCTATCTTTTTATTAGTTGCTGTTATTGTTGCAATCGTTGCGGCTATACTTTTGGTAATGCATAAAATGGGTATTTTAAAGAAAGTGATTGACGCTTTAATGAAACCAATTAACGATTTAATCGCGGGATTTAAAGAGCTTACCGATTGGCTTGGACTTACAAGTTATGCAGCTGAAGAAAACGCGGCTAAAATGCTTGAAGCCAACGAAAAGATAATGGAAAGTTCTAAGGAACGCCAAGAAACAATCGTAGGTAATTTTGATTACGAAATACGAATGGCTAAAATTTATGGTCAAGATACTTTGGATTTAGAATTAAACAAAAGCAAAGCAATTGGTAGTGAAGCTAAATCGCGGTTAGCGTCTTCCCAGAAAGCATTAGACGCTCAATTAGCATTAGGTGACAAAGCCGACAAAGAAACGGTTAAGAAACTTAAAAAAGCTATAAAAGAAGAAAACGCTATAATAACAGACCAACGTCGTGAACGAAACGCTATTGTTGCACAGGATAGGGTCGACAAACAAGCGGACGCTAAAAAAGATTTAGATAACCAAAAGCAAAATAATGAGAAAATAGCCAAAGCAAATGCGGACGCAGCAAAAGCGGCAGCGGCAGCGGCTAAGAAATTCGCTGAAGATAGGTTAAACGCTCAAAGAACAATTGCAGATTTAGAAATCGCATTAATCAAAAATGATAATGACCGAGAAATAGCTACAATTAACGAAAAGTATGTCCGACAAATGCAAGAGTTGGAAAAAAACGAATCATTAACAGCAGCAGAAAAAACACGATTAGCCGAATTATATAACCAACAGTTAGCCGTTGACCTAAAGAAACAAGAACAAACCGTTATTGACGCTGAAAAGGCTAAACAAGATAAACTAACTGAATTAATAAAAGCAAACCAAGAAGCCGCACAACAATCTGAAGAAGAGTATTACGAGCAGTATAGACTTCAAATAATGTCAGACCAGAAACGCGAAGAAGATTCGGTTAATTCAAAATACTTTACTTTAATTGCAAAAGCTGAACAATTTGGATTAGATACAAAGATTTTAAAAGAACAACAAGAAAAGGAACTTTCTGACATTACAACAAAATATAAAAATAAAGAAGTTACAGAAGCTGAAACAGCCGAAGCAAAAAAACGCGCTGCCATTTTAGATAGTGTGAACTTTGGTTTAAAATTAGCCGAACAAAGTAATCAGGCAATTCAAAATTTAGGCGATATTGCTTTTGCAAATAAAATGTCAAAAGTTAAAAAAGGTAGCAAAGAAGAAGAAGAACTCGCAAAAAAACAATTTAAGTTTAACAAAGCCTTGCAATTATCAGGTGCTATTGTAGATGCTGGAAAAGCAATTACAGCTTCATTAGCAGCGTCGCCTTTAACCGTTTTAGGTATTCCAAACCCCGGTTCTATTGCTGCATTAGTTGCAACCGCCGCCGTTTCAGCTACAAACATTGCTAAAATAGCGTCAACGCAATTTACCTCAACAGGTGGTGGCGGTGGTAATACACCAACGATTCCAAGTGCAAGTTCCTCATCGACAACAGCCGCAGCCCCTTCATTTAGTTTATTTGGACAAGGTAACGACGCAAATAACGTGGGCGCACCACAGGATAGTCAAACATCAATAACGGTGAATGCTGTTGTAAGTGAAACGGAATTAACAAACACACAAAATAAAGTCGCTCAAATCAATAAAAATGCAACGCTATGATAAGTTACCAAAGTTTAATAAATAAGATTATCAATTTTTACGATAATCATTTACAAGTTAAAAAAGTAGGTTCGGACTTTCGCGAACAATTAGAAAACTTTGCCACTAAGGACGAAAAATATCCTTTGGTTTATATTTGCCCCGTTGACGCTGCGCCGTCTGAAATGGGTTTCACTACCGAAATTAATTTAGAAATCTATTGTTTTGATATTATACAAAAAGACCGAGCAAACATAAACGTAATTTTAAGCGATTGCCACTTAATATTAAACGATCTTTACAATTGGTTTTTAAACTCGGACGATTACTCTTTTGATATTATCGGAGTTCCTACAATGTCACCTTTAAATAACGATTTATTAGATTACGCGGCTGGATGGGTAATGACCGTTACTTGCTCAATAAATAATTATACCAATTGCCAAGTTCCTGAACAATTAGAGGATTAAAATTAATATAGTCATGCCGGACAAAGAATTTAAACTAAAATATAAGATACGGAATAAAGCCGCAAAGGTTTTAAAGCAAGTAATTAAACAGGACGCGTTAATCGATACAGGAACGCTTTACGAATCTATCCGTATTAATGCTAAATTCACAACCGAGGGCAGTTTAAGAATTGAAATTTTGGCAGCTTATTACTTTGGATTCTTAAATAATGGCACAATAAGCATTGAACCTTACAATTTAGTGCGGTCATTCAATAAACAATTAGAAATGCAAGGTATAATTTCAGAAATGTACGCGCAATATATTGAATGGTTAACGGGTAAATATCCACTTGTTCAAGTTGCTGGAATGTTGCGTAAAAAACAAAATGTAATCTATGACTTTAATCCGTTATTTGGTGAGTTTTGGGCGGCATTGGAATACTAAACGCTTAATTCTTTTTTCATTCCTAAAAAGTTAAAGACCAAAATTAATGGTAGTTCACAAACGGCATGAAACTTAGTTAAATCCTCGTTGCATAGTGACCAAATAAGTTGTTCCCACGCCCATTTTTTCTGTTTCTTTTCTTCTTCAAATTCCTTTTGTTCCTCAGCGTCTAAGGTTAAATCGGTTTCGAAGTCATCTTCATAGGATTCCGACATTAGGTTTTTATATTGGTCGATAATATCCTCACGAAATTTAATATATTCAGGTAGTAACCCGTAAACATCAGTAATCGGAAAATCCAAAAACCAATCTAAACGGTCATTAGAATGATAATTATAGCTTTCTAAGACGTTATCGCCCCATTCATTAACACGAACCCGCCTGTAAAGAATTGCAACGATGTTAAGCAACTTTTCGATGTAGTTATCCGAGAAATAAGATTCTAAACTTATAAACTCACCGAGTGTAATTTTGTTAAATGGTTTTAGTTTATAAACTCCGATTTCTTTTTTGTAGTTTTTATGCGGTTCGCCACGTATAAATTTAACCTCCATTAATAAGTCTTCAAGTTCTTCGATGGCAAGTTCTTCAATATCTTCAGGATAGCAATCTAACAACGTACAAAGTACATCAATCTGATAATTAAAAACCCCATCTTCATCGGATAGGGTTCTAAGTTCTATAAAGGATTCAATCGTTATTTGATTCCACGCTTTCGGAAGCTTGTTTTTGAGCATGGCTGGATATTGTTTGAGTTACAAAGTTTAAATAAGGGATTGCAATTTCAGCGGCTTGTAATCTAAACAACTTTGATTTGTGTTTTAGGTGCGCGTTGTCGTAGTGTTCCGTATTTGAAAGGTCGCTTCTTTTAAACAACAAAGCCATGATATCAGAAACTGAATGTTTGTTTTCTTTGGTAATTATCTTTTCAATTAGCTTCGTATCTTTTACAGATAAACGCATTTCGGCATTATAAGTAAATCCGTCAATTTCTAAACTTGTAACGGGTTCTTTATTTTCGTAATTATCGGTATTAAATTCTTTTGTCTTTTCAACAAAGTATTTAAAATCTTCCCACTCATCTTCTTCGATTCCGACAACTTCAAAAACTTTGATTTGTTTTTCGATGTTATCCAATTCGGGATTGTTATGGATAGCTGAAATCTTTTCGAATTCTTCGATGTTAATTTCATTCATTTTGTTGGCAATTTGCCTACCTAAAACTTCAATCATGTTTATAATTTTTGAACAAATATAAATAATATTTAATATAGTGAGATGACAAAAGATTTACCTATTTACAAAATTACCATTGAACCTGAATATTCAGATGGCGAAGATTTAGGAATCGAGCAAATCGCTTTCACTTCAAACCCCGCTATTAAGGTTAAAGGAATGGCTTTTAATCAAGATGTAAAATTGTTATTTGCAGACAATTTAAAATATCGCGTTACGGCTCCCGCTATGATTCCAATGGAAATTTATAGACGTGACGATGAAACGGGCGAATACTACGTTCAATTTACAGCTGAAACAATCGAGCAAATACATTCTAAATTCATGCAAGATTTAAAGAATCGCGACATTTTTAATTTAGAACACGACCAAACACAACAAGTTCCCGCATATATTCTTGAATCGTGGATAGTAGATAACCCAAAAGAAGACAAAGCGTTTAGCACGTTTGGAATTGAAGTGCCAAAAGGAACTTTGATGTTAACGGCTCAAATTACTGACCAAGAATATTATAATGAGTTAGTAAAAAACGAACAAATCGGATTTTCAATCGAGGGGTTTTTAGGTTTAAAATTAAGTAATCAATTAAATAAATATAATATGAACAAATTACCAGACGGTGAACACCTTATCGAAGGTAAAATCTACGTTGTAAAAGGCGGCGAGATTATCGAGATAAAAGACGCACCAACCGAAGACGTGGCAATGGAAAGCGACACGGTAGTCGAAGAAGAGGTAACAACCGAAACCGAGCCTATTGATGAGCAACCAGAACCTGAAGAAGCTGAAATGGCTGTTGACATAACAACGGACGCTGAAGCTGTTTTAGCAATTGTTTCACCTGTAATTGAAGAGCAGGTTAACAACCTATTAAAAATTATCGCTGATTTAAAATCCCAAATCGAGGATATGTTAGCAGAAAGAACAGAAGACGAAATCGAATTAAAGTCTGATGTAAAAATGAGTATTGCTGAAAAGTTCAGCGCATTAACTAAACTAAGTAATTAATTAAAATCAAATACAAATAAAAATGGAAAGAAAATTAAAATTTGACTTGGATATCGAAACCAACGCTTTGTTGTGTCCAAATCCTAACGAGTTCTATTCAAGAGCTTATTTAACAGCTGATGTTGCGGATACTTACCGAGCATTACCGGGTATTAAATCAAAAACAAAATTAGCAAATGTTGCTTTTGGTTCAATCCTTAAGGCTTCAACTTGTAACTTCGAAGCGCCAACAGATACGCTTGACGCAATCGACATCGAGGTATGTGCATTTAGTGCAATGGCACAAATCTGTCAATTTGATTTGGAGCAGTCTTTTGTTGCTTTACAAATGACGCAAGGGTCTAACGGTGACTTTTCAGTGCCTTCATTCATGAATTACTACTGGGGTGAAATGGCAAGACAAATTGAAGAGGACATCGAACTAATCAGATGGCAAGGTGACACAGAAAGCGAAAATCCTTTACTTGCTTTGTGTGATGGTTACTTGAAAAAACTTTGTTTAGAAACAGGCAATTTGGCTTACGAAAATGGTGGTGCTGTTAACTCGTCAAATGTACTTGCTACATTGAACACGGTTGTAAATAGTTTACCAGCTTCAGTTCGATTTAAGAAAACAGACTTAAGAATCCGAGTTTCTTCAAATGTTGCAGCGGCTTATGAACTTGCTGCCGCTTCAGGTAACACATTAACTTATGTTTCTGCTCCGTTGCAAATGACTTATTTAGGAATTAAAGTTGTTGTTTGTGAGGGTATGCCTGACAATACAATCGTAGCTTCTTTGCAAACTGATTTAATCTATGCATTTGACGCTGAGGGCGATTCTAAAGCGTTGAAAGCTGTCAACTTAACAGATACAGTTGCAGAGCCTTATATCCGTACACGTGCGAATGTAAAAGCTGGTTTCTTTTATGTAAACCCTGCGCAAATTTCTGTTTGGTCTGCTTGTTTTGACTAATTAAAATTAACGGGGGTGTAAAAACCCCCTATTTATAAACACTAAAAAAATATATAAATTATGTCATGTGAAGCATTAGAAGGAATTGTAAAGTCGTGTGACAACAATTCCGGTGGTATCTACAAAGTGTGGATAAACCAACAAGATGAGATTGATAGCGTTGCCGTTAACCCAACATTAACGTGGACTATTGATGAAATTACCTTAGTAACACCAACACCTTACACTGAATTTGAAATCCGAAGAAATACGGGTTCTTATACTGAAGAAGCTGCAATCGACCTTGTAAACGGGTCTTCTTATTACACTCAAATAATTACTTTGATGTTCCATCGTCGTGACCAAACTAAGTCACAGGCGATTAAAGTTTTAGGAGCTGGTCAACAATATCTAAATGCAATCGTTTTAGACGCTAACGGAAAATATTGGTATTTTCCATTCATGCAATTAACGGGAGCCGCTGAAGGTTCGGGAACTGCCCGTGCTGATGGTTCTAAATATTCAGTTACTTTGACTGCGGAAAACGATTTCTTAGCTTATGAGGTTACGGAAGCTGCGGTATTAGCGGTTATTTAATACTATCTTCTCCAAGAAAATTAGCACTCTTTATAAGGGTGCTTTTTTTTTTAAACAAAAAGACGTACTAACTTAATATAGTTGTGATATATATAAATAAAGACGAGGTAAACAATATCGTGTTAACGCTTAGTGAGGTTAGTACCTTAACAAATCCTTATTATTTATTCGTGTTTCAAAACGAAATGAACCCTGAAAGCGAACCTGTTTTATTTACATCTTCAGATGTTTCAGCTTATCCGGAACGATACAATCAGTTTTTATTAGATGAACCCGTTGACGTTGAACTAATCAAAGGGCAATACTCATATTCGGTTTACGAATCGGTAATACCACCCGTTGCAATTATAGACACAACAGGAATTGTTATCGAAGAAGGGCGAATGGTTGTTTCAGGTTCTATTATAAATTCAATATACGATTAACTTATGGCATGGTATAACATATTTTCTAAAAGTGAAAAACAAGGCGTTGAAGTTGTCGAAGGTTATCATAGTTTTTCTACTCCATTTGCTCGAGTTGGTAGTGCAAATCTTGCATTACCTTATGTAAATGGACGTTATCAAGTCGCTGGGTACATTCCTTTTGGTTCGGATAACTTATACCCTGAAATCCTTAATCAGATGTATTACAGCTCACCTTTACATGGCGCAATTGTAGACTATAAAACAAATGCGGTTATCGGTGGCGGTTTTAATATCATGATTGATAAATTAACCAATGAGGAAAAACTCGAATTATACGCTTTTGAATCTAAATTGAAGTTAAAAAAAATGGCTTCGGTTGTTACTAAACAACTTGTTATTCATAACCGAGTTTATTTTAAGTTATGTTTTTCTGAAAAGGGAAAAATAGTTAAAATAGATAATCTTTCACCTGAAAAATTAAGACGTTCACAGGACGGTAAAACTTATTTTGTTTGTGATGATTGGGCTTCAAGAATTGATGTTTTAGAAATCAAACCCTACCACCCATTAAATAAAGATTACGAGCAATTATTTATTTACGAGCTACCTTGTATTGGACAAGATTATTATCCATTACCACAATATTCAAGTGCTTTGAACTTTGCCTTTTTAAGTGGTGAACTTAGTTATTTAGCAAAATCAAATATTCAAAACGCTGTTTTCCCTTCTTTTGCAATGTTTTTTCCTAAGCGTCCACAAAGCGAAGAAGAAAAAAATATGATAAGACGCACCATAGATAAACTAAAAGGCGCTGAAAACGCTGGAAAAGCGGTTGCATTCTTTGCAAATAGTGCTGAACAGATGCCGAAAATAGAAAGTTTACCAACAAATTCAAACGATAAGTTGTTTCAGGAAGCTTCAAACCTAAACACGGAACAAATATGTTTTTCACATACTATTGACCCTATATTAATGGGCGTTCGAACAACGGGTTCACTTGGTGGCGGTGCGGATATAAAACAAGCGTATGTTATATTTGAGAAAAACGTAGTAAAACCATTACGCGAATGTATCCAAGATATATTTAACGAATTGTTATATATTGCAAAGGTAAAAGGAACATTAAAAATCAATAATTTTCAAATCATTAATGAAACTATTGTAGAGGTTGAAGAAAGCGCGTCAAAAACAAGCGACGCATTGAACTCTTTGTCGCCTTTGGTAGCTACAAAAGTACTCGGAAGCATGACACCGAACGAAATTCGTGCCTTGGCTTCATTACCACCAATTGAAGGTGGCGATATTACAGTTAATAACCAACCCCAAACACCTGAATAATGTTATATTTTATAACTGAAAACTACCTAAAAACAAACACGCCGATAACGGCGAATGTAGACGTTACAGATGTAACCCCGTATATTGCAACACAGGCGCAGTTAAGGGTTATGCCAATTTTAGGAACTACATTTTTTAATTATATGCTGGAAGTTTATAACGACCAAACGGCAACAAACGATGAAGAAACTTTAATTAAATTCATTCAACCCGTTATCGCTTGGCGTTCGGCTGAAGACGCTGTTTTTGGTTTAACATACCAACTTAAAAACAAAGGACTTCAATTACAAAGCGGTGATTACTCAAGTTCGGTTAGTCAACGCGAAGTGGCTTTTGGTATGGATCATTACGCACAAAAGGCTTCATTCTTTGAAACACGATTAATCAGATACCTATTAAAAAATAGAAATTTATTTCCTGAATTTATTTCACATGAAAACCGCGATACTGATTTACGCCCAATGATTGATTGTTTAGGTTGTTCTGGGTGTCACAATGCAACGTGTAACGGTGAAAGCGGAAATGGATATAACAATCAAATCTTAATACTATGAGTTTAATAGAACAATGGGCAAACAACCTTGGAAAAACTGAAACTGAAAACGGTTCTTGGATTCGAACTATTGCAAAATATTACGCCGTTTCACCTAATTCAGTAAATATGGTTAAAGATATAGCCATTGCATTAGGATTTGACATTAATGAAAGTAAAGGAAATTATTATCAGGATATTGCCGAAACCTTAGGCAACGAAACACCATTAAACGGAAGTTATTTAGCACGAATTGTAGAACTAACAACACCTTAAAAATCATGAATGAATTTGTAGCAGCTATAAAAAAGAACGGAGCAGTCGGAGTTTTGGCTATGTGGCTATGGTATACGCATACCGAAGTACAGGAATTAAAAATGCGCTTATATGAGTGTTATGGTAAAGACGGGCAAATATCTAAAAACTTAATTGAAGATAATTCGTTTGTTGCTATAATTCCAAAAGACGAACTAAACGATACATTATGAGTTACGAATGGTTAAAACACGAACCATCGCCAAAAATATTGGTCGAAGCCGTTAAGCATATCGGAGTAAAAGAAATTATAGGACGATATCATTCTGAAACTATTATCGGTTGGGCACAGGCTTTGGACTTAGAAGACGTTTACACAAACGATGAAATACCTTGGTGTGGTTTATATATAGCATACTGTTGCCACGCTCAAAAATTAGATGTAGTTAAAAATCCGTTGTGGGCGCTTAATTGGAATAAGTACGGCACAAAGGTTGAAGTTCCTATGTTAGGTGATGTATTAACTTTTACTCGAAACGGCGGCGGTCACGTTGGTATTTACGTTGGTGAGGATATTACACATTACCACGTATTAGGCGGCAATCAGAATAACATGGTAAGCGTTTCACGAATTGCAAAAACACGATTAAACCAGGCACGTAGAACGGCTTGGAAAATAGCACAACCCGCAAATGTGCGAGTAGTAAAATTAGAACCAAAAGGAGTAATAACAACAAACGAAAAATAAAATGGCAAAGAAAAAAAAGATTGATGTTGAAATTCAAGTGAATGATTCATCGTTAGAAATTCACAGAAACGAAACGATTAGCGAAGTGAAATTAGATACTAAGAATTTAGATATCGAGGTTACAAAAACGGGTGACAAAATCGAGGTGAAAGTCGATACGGATAAACCTTTTTGCGGTTTGGTAGGTAAAATTTTAGGAAGATACATTTCCAAAAGATTAAAATAGTATATTTGCAGTGACTTTTTCATAATAGTTAATTGTTTTATTAAACCCTTGCTTCGGTAGGGGTTTTTTAGTTTATAGAATTAAGAATTAAGAAACACTCCTATTGGGTATATATGTATAAATGAATTAAATTTTTAAGGGATACCCCCGTAAGCAATTACTGCTAATTCTTAATTCTGAAAAAAAATAAATTAAAATAATTGTAACTATATTAAAAAGAATAACGTATATTTGTCAAAACAATTAAATAAACAACTATGAAAAATTACTTTTTTGACTTATTAGACCAAGTCACACCACGAACCGAGGAGCATAAAGACATTTTAAAGTGCTTTTTAGGCTTTTTCCCACTACTTATTGTAACGATTGGTGCATTGTATTCACTTTTAATTTATATGCGATGAGAACGGCTGAAAATAAGTGTTACACTTTATTAGAAATAATAAACTATTGGGAAGACCAAAAGGAAAAAAACACGGGTAAAATGAATATCGCACATTACATGAATGTTTGCCGGGCAAAAGCTCGAATTTTAAGGTGGAATGATAACGATAAAACTTGGACACAAATATTTAAATAGCATGAAAGCAAAACACGTAACCGTTCAATTTGATTACACAAATTTTGACAGTTTAGAATTAATGCTAAACAGATTAAAAGAAGAAATCATGCAAGGCAAAGAATACTTTGAGGACGTTATTAAAGACAAAGGGCAAAACAAACGCTATTTACATTTTCAACAAGAATACAAAAAAAAGCGTAGTTTTAAAATAGAAAATAATTTAATTTTAATAAAATCTTATATATGACACCAAAAGAAGAAGCATTGTATTTAGTTCAGCATTTTAGTTATGAACTTGGAATTAAAGATTACCAAAAGGCAAAGAATTGTTCTATTTATTTAGCACATCGCTTAATACTTGAAACCTTAGACGTTGCCAGAATAAAACATTTTAAAGAAATAATTAATGAAATCGAAAAATTATGAGTGCAAAAGAAAAAGCTGAAGAGTTAGTAAATAAATATTTAATGAACACACCAATAGGGTTTCATATTGACAACGCTAAAGAATGCGCATTGATTGCAGTAGATGAAATGATTGATAATGGAAACGGCTTATATATTAAAGAGGGTAGTATTGCTCATAAATGGCTGTTGGACGTTAAACACGAAATCGAAAAGCTGTGATAATAGAAAACCCTAAGCAAAAGATTGACTACCGTAAATTAAAGCGGTGGAAAATAAAAGTTAATATATCGAATAAATATTATAAGAATTTTGAGTGTGATTAAAAAATAATTAGTATATTTGTAAACGGTTCGCTCTCACATTATAGAACTTAAAGAAGTTATTAGCCTTTTAAATGAAACAGAAGTGAGAGCCTGTGGATTTTGAGAGGCTTTTTTTATGCTAAAAATTTACAAATGGCAAAAGACAAAAAAGGATTTATTTTATACGCTGACCAAAAAGCGTTGTTTGACCAATTGCCAAATGAAAAGGCAGGTGAATTAATTAAGTTTATTTTTTCTTACGTTAACGATGAGAATCCGATTAGCGAAGATTTAATAATTAATTTAGCTTTTACACCTATTCAGCAACAGTTGAAACGTGACTTATTAAAGTACACTGAAACTAAGGAAAAACGAAGTGAAGCGGGTAAAGCAGGTGCTAACAAAAGATGGCAACCGATAGCAAAAGATAGCAAACGCATTTTAAGTATAGCAAAAATAGCTGATAATGTAAATGATAATGATAATGTAAATGATAAAGTAAATAATAAAGAAAGCATAGAAGAACGCAAATTAAAATTTGCTAATGCGCTTCAACCTTTTTTAAATGAATACGGAAGATTGTTATTAAATGATTTTTATGGTTATTGGACTGAACACGGAGAACAGGATAAAAAACTTAGATTTGAAAAGGAAAAAACTTTTGGTATTTCTCAAAGGTTAAAAACTTGGCTTAGTAGAAATCCTAAACAATATCAAATTACCGAAAACGACCACTTAGTAGAATACGTTAACAAACAACTTGGATTATGATTGGAGATTCAGCGCAATATTTACTTGATTATAAACACGGAAAAATTAAAAAGGGTTACGGCATAAACTGCGACTTGGATAACCACCTTAGATTTAAACGTAAACAACTAAACATTATTCTCGGACACGATAACGTAGGTAAAACTTATTGGATAAATTGGTATTTCTTAACACTTGCAGTAAAACATAAACTAAGGTTTTGTATTTGGAGCGGTGAAAACCAAAAAGGGCAAATTTTGCGTGATATGATACAAATGTACTTAGGGCAAAAGTTTTCTGAAATAGAAGATTCAAAGATTTTAAGCACAGCCACTTTTATTGAGCAGTATTTTGATTTTATACCAAACAATAAACTTTACACCCCTACGGATATTTTAAAGCTGTTTAAAGAAAGCGAATGCGACGCTGGATTAATTGACCCATTTACAGGACTTGACCGATCAATGACTTACGAGGGTAATTATCAATTTTTAAACCAAGCACGGCAATTTGTAAATGAATCAGGAATGTCAATTTATATAAACACGCACCCGAATAGTGAAAGCGGTAGGAGCGGTAATTTATATCCTGATAACCACCAATGGAAAGGACACCTTAAACCACCTTTAAAAGACCACGTTGAAGGCGGTAAGGCTTTTTTAAATAGGTGTGACGATATGTTTGTTATTCACAGGTTAATAAAACACGAAACGATGAAATATTACACTATGGTAAATGTAGAAAAGATTAAAGATATGGACACGGGCGGAATGCATACCAGATTAGATGAACCAATTTTGTGCGAGTTCAATAGTGGGTTAGGATTTAAAATAAATTCAGTTGACCCAATTAGAAACACGAACTCAATATCAAATAGTTTTCCTGTTAAACAACTACCTTTAATGAAACCTGACATAGTAAACGGAAAAGAATTACTTTCGTTTTCAGAAAAAATGAACCAACAAACACCTTTTTAATTATGAAAACAGTTAATTCACTAAGCGGTGGTAAAACGTCAAGTTATATTGCAGCTAATTACCCAGCTGATTACAACGTCTTTGCGTTGGTTCGTACAAACGACACAAATTGCTTGTTCCCTGACGCCAAAATAAGACAAATTGTAAGCGATAGAATAGGAACGGATTTTATCGGGACTTTAGAAGATGATACTATAATTTACACGATGTTAGATTTAGAACAATTTATAGGAAAAGAAATTGTTTGGATAAGCAAAAACACGTTTGAAGACGTTATCGGAAGTTATAAAATGGCAAATGGTAAAAACTATTTACCTAATCAAATGACACGATACTGCACTACTGATATGAAAGTTAAACCAATTGCTCAATGGTGCTACGAAAATACGGAACTACCTATTGAAATGAGGATAGGATTTAGAGCAAACGAAATGAGTAGAGCAAAAACAATGAGTGAAAGAGCCGTTGACGGAATAGAAAGTTTTAAATTTAAGGTTGGAGAAAAAAACGGACGCAACAAATGGCAAGAATTACCATACCGAAAAACTACTTTTCCTTTAATAAATGACGCTATATTTAAAGATACAATAGAAAATTACTGGAAAGATAAACCCGTTAGATTTGCATATCGAAATAATTGTGTCGGGTGTTTTCACCGAAGCGAATTAATGTTAAAGCACATGAGTAATAAAGCCGAAAAGCAATTTGATTGGTTTATAAAAATGGAACAAAAAAACGAATGCACATTTAAAAATGGAATTACTTACGAAAAAATAAAAAGCTACAAAACGCAATTAGAATTATTTGATAATGATTTTACTGATTGCGATAGTGGATATTGTGGATTATAACATAAAAAATAACAAATGGACGAATTAAATATAATAAGCGCAAAAGTATCAATTCAAACTACTTTCTTAAAAGTTAAAATTAGCTTAGAGGAAATAAAGACGAACCACCCGAATAGACTTGACATTATACATTCAATGGAGCGTACCTTAGTAGACTTACAGGAAATAAGTTTAGTTTATGCAACAATGGAAAAGGAGTTCCGGGCAGCCGTTCAACAAAGTTTCAGACTTGAAAAGTTACTCATGGAAGAAAAGTTTAAAAATAAAGATTTACAAACACAATTAAATTTTAAAGATGTCACGCTGTAAAAACTGCAAAGAAAAGTTTGATCCTATTAAGTTCCTGCAAAAATATTGCTTAAAAGATGAGTGCTTACGTGTTTTTGTAGCTGACGTAAAAGAGAAAACTTGGCAAAAGACGAAAGCAAAAGCAAAGCTGGATTTAATGACTTTGAGTGACTACCTGAAATTAACCCAACAGATATTTAATAAATACATTCGACTGCGAGATAAACACGAACTATGTATAAGCTGCCAAAAACCACCAAAAAAAAAGAATTCTGGACATTATTTTTCAAGTGGAGGACATTCAAACGTAAGGTTTCACGAAGATAACGTGCATTTACAATGTGAACACTGCAACACTTTTTTAAGTGGAAATCTTTTGAACTACCAAATTGAAATAGAAAAACGAATCGGAGCTGAAAAACTAATCGAATTACAGGCAAAAGCGCACCTGGTTAAAAAATGGAGTATTGATGAGTTGAAAGAAATTATGGTTATTTATAAAAAAAAGATAAAAGAATTAGAGTTATATTAAAAAGAATAATTACTTTTGACCAAACAATTAAAACTTAAATTATGAAAACAGCATTACAAGAAGTATTTAGCGAATTAGAAAAGTTGCACCCGTATTTATTTGACACGCATACGCAACAAGGCAAAGAATTTGTAAATAACTTTCATAAGTTTTTAGAAATGGAAAAAGAGCAAATAATGGACTGTTTTAATGAAGGGTTTACCGAAGGGTGTAGATATACAACTGGATTTGAACAAACATTATGGGAAGATGATGAACATTATTATAACGAAACATTTAAATAATTATGAAAGAATTTATAAAAGATTTATTATTTACAAAAAGAAAAGATATAATTAAATTTAAAAATAGGCATATTTATAGGATTCAAGACCAAATAAATGATTTATTAAAAAGAGTTGAACAATTAGAAAGAAAACAAAATGAGCGTAACAAATTTTGAAGAGTTCACACACGAACTTACAAGCGAAGAAATGGAAATACTGCCCGTAGTGGTTCACGGATTCAGAAACTATAAAAAAGAAAACCCGATAAAAGCTGAATTAATTGTAACCCGATTAAACGAATACTTAAAAATAAAAGGTTATAAAACTAAAATAACACAACCGAGATTGCGTAAAATGGTTAACTACATTCGTACAAACGGAATCATTCCTTTAATAGCTACGTCACACGGGTACTTTACTACCGATTGTAAGGAAACCATACAAAACCAAATTCAAAGCCTTTACGAACGAGCAAACAGCATAGGTCGATGTGCTGCTGGATTAAGAAAATTTTTATAAATTATTTTATTATTCATTGTTATATTAAAAAGAATAGTTATATTTGTCAAACAATTAAAATTTATATCATGAAAAAGTTATTGCAAATTCAGGCAGAATTAAAATGTCCAAAAGGAAGTTTAAATAAGTTCGGAGGGTTTAAATATCGAAGTGCTGAACAAATTTTAGAATCGGTAAAACCTATTTTACACAAACACGAATCAACTTTGGTTTTGTCTGATACAATTATCGAAGTAGGTAGTAAGCTATTTTTAAGAGCAACGGCAACTTTAAAAGACGGAACGGATATAGTGGAAATTTACGGTTGGGCGGAACTTGGAGAACATAAAGGAATGTCAAGCGAACAATGTACTGGCACAGCTTCAAGCTACGCACGTAAATACGCTTTAAATGGCTTGTTTTTAATTGATGAAACTGAAAGCGACCCTGATTCAAAAGACAATAAAAAAGAAGAACCCGTAAAGACGGAAAAGAAACCAACGATACAAGGTGAACGATTTGTAAAAGCTATTGAAGCAATAAGAGCAAACGAATTTACTATTGAAGAACTACAAGCGAAGTTCGAATTAAATGAAGTTCAACAAAAAGCATTATTACTGATATGAAAATTCGCTGTTCACAAATAGGAAAAATAATGACCTCATCTAAAACAAAAGGTGAGGTTTTATCTAAGACTTGCAAAACCTACATTCAGGAACTTGTAATCGAAGAAAAATACGGAATCCGAAAAGAGTTCTGGAGTAGATACACCGACAAAGGAAACGAAGTTGAAAACGATGGAATCGAACTTGTTAACGATGTATTGAATTTAGGGTTTATTTTTAAAAACGATGAAAACCTAAACAACGATTATTTAACGGGAACACCTGACGTAAACACGAACGAAATTCTTTTGGATATAAAATGTAGCTGGGACGCAACAACTTTTCCATGGTTTGAAACTGAATTACCAAACAAAGATTATTACTATCAATTACAGGGTTATATGTGGCTAACAGGAAAAGACGAATCACTTTTATGTTATTGCCTAATTAATACACCATTTCAGATAGTTGAAGACGAGGTTAGGCGCGAACATTGGAAACAAAACCTAATTGATGAAAGTTTGGATTTAAGGGATTTTGTTCAGGCGAAACATAACTTTGACCATATACCAAAAGAAAAGCGTTTAAAATTGTTTAAAATAGCAAAAGACGAAGAAGTAATTGAAAAGATTAAACAACGAGTTGAAGAATGCAGAGAATATTACAATGAATTATTAATTAACCTTTAAAAAAAAAGTAAAATGGAAACAAAAGAATTAAAAATCATGGGTAAGTATTACAATACGACACGCCCTGACCAAATTGTACAAATTAAAGACATGAAAAGAAATATGATGTGGTATGAAACACTTAGACAAAACGACAGAAACACGATAACAGAGTTTTGCTGCAGTCAAGAAAGGTTTACACGTTTATATGCAGAAAAAAGATGAGTAAAACAAGTACAAAAAGTAAAATTGAAGTTTTAAAGATATGGCTTCAAAGTATAAATCCAATAAAATACAATTAAAATGGAAGAAAAAAAATGGAGTACCGGAGCGTGGAAAAAACAAACGCAAAAAGGTGAAGTAATAAACTTTACAATTAACGATGTTAAATATTCAATGTGGGTTAATAACTACAAAAAAGAAGAAAAACAACCTGATTTTAAAATCTTTGTGAATGACTTTAAGCCAACGGAACAAACACAAAGTGAAAAACCAAGCTATGGTAATAAAGATTTTGATGACTTTTTAAACGGAAAATGAGAGAAGCGCAAATTTTAAGCAATATAAACCAGCTTACGAGGAAAATGATAATTGATTACTTAACGAAACACGAACTAAGTCTAAACGCGTTTTCTAAGTTAGTTAAGATTAACCAACCGATTCTATTTAAGTTCCTGTACTATAAAACTAATATAAGTTCACGAACGATAGAAAGGCTTGGATCGTTCTTAAAAAAGTAAATTTAAGGGGAAATGTAAAAAATTTCCTCTTTTTTATTTGTAGTGTTATTCTTTTTAGTATATTTGTAGAAACAATTAAACAAAAGGTTATGAAAATAGGTGATAAAATTAAAAGTTTCGAAGTTAAACAAATCGTTAAAGGTATTGATGTTAACTACGATGACAAAGGGAACAAAACAAGATTTATAATTGATTTTTACTTTTTACTTTCTGATAATGGACAACAAAGGGTTTTAGCTTGTAATAGAAAATCATTAAGAGATTGTAAAGTTTACTATCCTACATTTAGCACGAAAGCTAAATTTATTGATTGGAGTCAATTCGAAATTATTAAGTAACAATTAAAAACACGAATTATGAAAAATTTAACAAAAGATTGCCAAGAATGTAACGGTTGGGGAACTATAACAATAGAACACAACGACACAGATATTCCTTATTTACAAGATGTAGTTGATTACGAATGCATGAGTTGCACAGGAACGGGAGCTGAATTAGACCCTGAATTAATTAAAGAGCGTATTGAAGAACTTAACGATATGATTTTAGGAATGCAAACACGTCTAAGAACATTAAGCGATTTCATTAAGTTAGCAAACAAAGGATATTTACCTAATTTAGCGCAAAAATATAATGACCGTTTGGAACTTTGTTCATGTGGTTTGGGTCGTTTGTTAAACTATAAAAGAAAATTAATTAGTTATGCAAGTAACAGATAAAATGAAAATAACTAATGAAGATAACATGGAGCTAATGGCTCGGTATACAGATAATTACTTTGATTTGGCTATTGTTGACCCGCCTTATGGAATAAATATAAATGTTTCAATGGGTAGAAGAAAAGGAGATAAGAAAAGTGATTATCATAAATTTGCTGGTAATGATTCAGAAATACCATCTGCAGATTATTTTGATGAACTTAAAAGAGTATCTAAAAATCAAATTGTATGGGGTGGTAATTATATGACTGAATTTTTAAGACCGTCTTCTTGTTGGTTATTATGGGATAAAGGTTTCTCAGAAGATGTTACGTTTGCGCAGTTTGAAATGGCGTGGACTTCATTTAATTCAAGTGCTAAAAAATTTGATAAACACCCAAGCCAACAAAACAGAATACACCCTACCCAAAAACCCGTTGCACTTTACAAATGGCTCCTTGACAAATACGCTCAACAAGGTGATAAAATCTTAGATACTCATTTAGGCAGTGGCAGTATTGCCATTGCTTGTCACGATTACGAATTTGATTTAACAGCGTGTGAATTAGATACTGAATATTATGAAAAGGCAATTCAAAGAATTAAAAATTATACTTCACAACAAAAATTGTTTTAATTTAGCCTAAAATTTTAGGAATGGAGTTACTTTTTATTATATCAGTTGCTTGGTGGTTTGTTAATTTCGAACCCTTGCAGCTGCTTTTTGATTTTATATTTAAACAGATTAATATTTCGCACCTTTCTGATTATATTCATTCGAGTTTAGGTTGCTGGAAATGTTGGTCGTTTTGGACATCTTTAATTTATACGGGCAGCTTTTTTATGTCATGCATGGCGGCTTTAATTGCTTATTCATTAGAAATATGTTTGAACAAGTTGAGCGCGAAGTAATAAACGAAATAGCGTTATCACAGGACGTTGTTAAGTATTCGAAAGTCAGTTTAAATAAGCTGAAGAAAATTAAGGAACTAAAAACGGGTAAAAAAGAGAATGAATGTTTCTGTTCAAATGTCAGGCGTCGCGTGTGGTTTAAAGATTTTATCCAATGGTTTGAAAACAATTCTTGACAAATACATTAACACGAATTACCCTGAAATCAGAAAGTACACAAATTATTTTTTGGTTAGAATGAGTAGCCCAATAAGTGCCGATACCGTAATAAACAATTCCTATCTATATTTAGTAAAGTTAAACCCAAATATAAACACGGAAAACGAAATCAAAAGCTACCTTTTAAACACTATTAAAAAACAAATCCTTTGGAATACATCACAAAGCAATAAAGATGACTTAGTGACCGCCTTAGAAAGTCACTCAAACGAAACAAACGATGATTCCGATTTAATATTTAAAATAGAACAGGAAAAAAAATACCAACTTGAAAAGTCATGTATCGAAATTTACAGAAACACGATCAACGATAAAATAAAGTTAATTATATTTGAAGCGTACTACGACAAAGGTTATGTAACAGCACGAGCAATGGGTAAATACTTTGAACTCCCGTACACAACGGCTCACTATTGGATAAAAGAAATAAAAGAAGATTTAAAACGAATAAAACTTGAATATGAAAATTAAAGACGAACACAAAGGAAAAGTAATTGTAAAATACGATTCCGTACTCGGACAAAGACGAATCGAAGTCGATAAACTTGATCCAAATAGATTTAATTACTACCAATCAATAGGGCTCGGTTACTTATTCGAACCTGAAGCAATTAGTTACACAGGCATAGAACAAGAACCAACCGCAGAAAAACCAAAAAGACGGAGAAAAAAAAGTGAATGAGCCTATATTTAACAAGTGATTACTACATTGTATTTATGAATCCATCAAAACATAAATCTGAATGGAACGCGCTCAAACTAATCATGAAAGTAACTGAAATAAATTACGCTGTTTTTATAGATTACAGACTTTACAACATGGAGGTTCACCCCGTAACAAAAGACGAATACAATAATTATTATTATAACCCTAATTAAAATGCCAAAACCTAAACTAATACAAACACCCGAAAAACTACTTCAGCTATTTAAAGACTACGTAAAACACGAATCAGAAAATCCAATGTATCGAACTGATTACGTAGGTAAAGACGGAAAACAAGTTAAAACACCTCTTGAAACACCTGTAACATTTGATGGCTTTGAAGTATACCTATTTCAAAAGGAAATTATAAACGATTTAGGCGACTATTCTAAAAACAAAGAAGGTCGATATTCAGATTATGCCCCCATCATCGCGTATATAAGGAAACATTGCTATATTCACAACTTTAAAGGCGCAGCGGTAAAATTGTTTGACCCTAACTTAATTGCACGTAAACTCGGAATTAAAGATAGTAGCGATGTAACAACAAATGGTGAATCAATAAACGAAATAAAGGTAAATATCATTAAACCAAGTGACATAAACACGAATGAATTGTAAATGCATATATAGGGTTAGTATAACCGAAATATGTAAAATGTGTGCAAATGGAGTTAAATAGTACAATTATATTTGAAAAGAACTTTAACGCGCTCCAAGATAACGGGGTGCGTTTTGTTATTAATGAGGGTGGCTCACGTTCAAGTAAAACTTATTCGCTTTGTCAATTGCTAATCGTTTACGCTTTACAAAACCCTCAAAAGGTAATTAGTATAATCAGAAAGACATTCCCGGCTTTACGGGCAACGGTAATGCGTGACTTTTTAGAAATCTTAAAAGACTTAGAAATCTATTCACAGGAACGCCATAACAAGTCGGAACATATTTACACGTTTGAAAATGGTTCGATTATAGAATTTTTTTCAGTTGACGATGAACAAAAGATACGAGGGCGTAAACGTGACATCGCATGGTGTAATGAAGCGAATGAACTTTATTACGATGACTTTACCCAATTGAATATGCGAACCGAATTCAAACTGATATTTGATTACAACCCTTCAGAATCTTCAAGTTGGCTTTACGAACTACCTAAACACGAATCCATTTTAATTAAGTCTACGTATCGCGATAACCCTTTTTTACCGGATAGTATAAAGAAACAAATTGAAGACCTTAAACGAACCGATGAAGCGTTATATCAAATCTATGCACTCGGTGAAAAGGCGGTCAGTAAATCAAACATTTATTCGAACTGGACTTTCTTAAATCACCGACCCTCAAAGTTTGTAAATTTTGTTTATGGTTTGGATTTTGGTTATAATCACCCCACGGCATTGGTTCGGGTTTATTGGTGCGACAAAGATATATTTATCGAAAATGTAATTTATGAAAGCTATTTAACCACTACGAACCTGATTGATAAAATGCTGGATTTGAATATAGAAAAACACGTAACCATTTTAGCTGATTACTCACGACCTGAAATAATAGCCGAAATGAACAATGCGGGGTTTGACGTACAAAACGCGAATAAGGTAGTTAAAAAAGGAATTGATAACATAAAAACCTTTGGAGTGTTCTGCGAGGATTCAAAAGAAATAAAAAAGGAATACGATAATTACAAATGGAAAAAAGTAGGTGATCAAATAACAGATGAACCCGTTAAACTTTTTGACGATGCAATGGATGCGATTAGATACGCTGTTACTAATATACGACAAGAATATTACACGGACGATTCTTACTTTGCGTTCTAAACATAAACACGGAAAAACTTAATATTGTTATGGCATACCGAGAAAGACAAAAGATTAGTCAGATGACGCCGAAAGGTGCTAATCTTGGAGCTACGGATTTAATCGAAGTATCGATTATTGAAAGTGGTTCTTATGTGACACGTTCAATTACAGGAAAAGATTTAATTGATGCCGCTGGTGGCGGTGGTGGCAATTCATCTGTTAATTATTATCTTAACGGAAGTGTAAGCGCGTCTGTTGCCACTTATAATCAAATGTCAAAAACGGCAATAATTGGAACAGGAACTGATTTTAATTTAACTGGAAATGGTTTAATTGCTCAATTCTTAACGGATGCTGGTGACCCGAATAGATTATTAATACCGAGTGGAGCTTGGAATTTTGAAATGTTTTTTAATATTTCTTCAAGCGGTGGCAATACAAAGTTTTATGTTGAATTATTAAAATACGATGGTTCTATTTTTACAAGTATCGCTTCAAGTTCAGCAATTCCAGAACAAATAACGGGCGGAACAAATATTGATTTATACCTCACATCAATCGCCGTGCCTACTACTATTTTATTAGTAACGGATAGACTTGCGGTTCGGGTTTATATAGTAGATAATTCAGGGGGGAGAACAGTTACTTTGCATACCGAGGATAATACGTTATGTGAAATTATAACTACCTTTTCGGGTGGTGTAACTTCTTTAAATGGATTGACTGCAAATACACAATATTTAGCAACAGGAACATCGGGAACGGATTTTGCTATTAATTCGGTTACAGATACTCATACGTTTAATTTACCAACGGCTTCAGCCACGAATAGGGGTGCTTTAAGTTCAACTGATTGGACTACATTTGATAATAAAGCTCCAAAAGAAATAACAGCTTCAAAGCAATCGTCTTCTTATATATTAGTTTTAAGTGATAACTATAAATTAATAGAAATGGAGGTTAGTACGGCAAACACGTTGACAATTCCAACAAATACATCGGAGCCTTTTCCAATAGGTACTCAAATATTAATATCGCAATTAGGAACAGGTCAAACTACAATAACACCAGCTTTGGGCGTAACAATTAGGTCAAGCGGTGGAAAGACGAAAACAGCTGCACAATATGCTATGTTGACATTAATAAAACGCACTACAAATGATTGGTATTTAGCTGGTGACTTAACAACTTAATAAATGTTTTTAGCGACACACGGAATTTTAACGAGGTCAAGTGCTGGATTCGACCCAGACGCACAGGCATTTATAACAGCGGCAGCAATAACAGACCCAACGCAACAAGGCGCTATTAATACTTTGGTAATTGCTTTAAAAGGGTATTCAATATGGACAAAGTTCAAAGCTATTTATCCAATTTGTGGTGGAGTAGCTTCAAGTCATGCCGTTAATCTAAAAATACCGGGAACTCACAATTTAAGTTTTGCAACGGGTTGGACACATTCAAATTTAGGAATGACCCCTTTAAATACTTTTGCAAATACAAATTTAAACGATAACACAATTTTAACTTTAAATTCAGTTCATATAAGTTATTATTCGCGTACAAATCAAAATGTAGCGGTTATCGAAATGGGAACGGGTTTAACTGACGGTTTATTTATTGAAGCAAGAACGGCAAATGTTTCTTATTATCGAGTTCATTCATCAGCTTTATTAACTCATGCAGATACTGATTCAAGAGCTTTTTATTTAGCGAACAGGACGGCTTCAAATTTAATGAACGCATGGAAAAACGGAACTAAATTAGCAACAAGCACGGGAGCTTCAACTACTAAGCCAAATTTTAATATTTATTTAGGAGCTTTAAATAATGGCGGCACAGCGTCTTTTCCAACTGGTAAACAATGTGCCTTCGCTTCAATAGGTGACGGCTTAACAGATACGGACGCGGCTAATTATTACACAGCGGTACAAGCATATCAAACAACTTTATCAAGACAGGTCTAATGAAAGGTAGGATAGTAACAAACCAACAAGCGGAACAATTACAAGGCGTATTTTTTGACGCAGATACATTCTTAAATTTTGTTCAAGATATTAACGATGTCTATTTTTTATTTTTAAGTGAACAAGATTCAAACGATATTGCACCAACTGAATATGCTTATTTATTAGATATTCCTTTGAGTGAATTTATACCAAAACCAAACCCACCTATTAACTAATGGCAATAACTTTAATAGCGCGACCGCAAGATATAACACCGGCATACAACCCTGTTAAATGGATTGTAGATTCTAACATTAAAAATTACGAAGGTTTTAGATATGTATTCAAAATAAAAGATAATTCAAGTAATGTTATTGCAGAATATCGTCTTTTGCCAACTTTTGGAACTGGCTACGGTGAACAAGATTTATCTAAGCTATTAAGCAATTACGTGTCGTTTGATTTGGATACTACCTCAACAAGTTACTACGCTGCAAATAATTCATTTTACACGTATAAAATTGAATTAGGCGAAGAATATACTACCCGAGTAAGTTATACGTCAAGTTTAGTGGATAGTTCAGGAAATGTACGAATAAACGTAACAAATACTTTTGTAGCGGGTGACCGAATAAACATAAAACAAGCGGACAGCGGAACGGCAAATCCTTATATGGAGGGTTTATTTACGGTATTAAGCGCAACGGGTTCGTATATCGTTATTAATTCGCTTTGGTCACTTGTAACCGATTCAACTATTGACGGTGTAATTACCTATGCTGATAATAGAAAAACTTATTCATTTAGCGTTGAATATACAAAGGCTGTTTTCAATGGAGTTTTCAGATGGCTGGATTTTCCCGCTTTTGATTACACGGATTTTAGTTTAACGGCAAACACGAAAAGATTGCTCACAAACCAACCTACGACTTTTTATAGCACGTTGGGTCAAGATATATATTTGAATGCGTTAAATCCAAGCGGAACACCTGATTACGTTATATTTAAAAACTCAAACGGCGAATACTTTTACAAATCAATTTCGGGAACAGATTTAGCCAATCAAATTGCAGTTGGCCCAAACAATTACGGAATATTAATTCCAATAGCAGCGGCAACCTTACCAATGATAAAAACGGATACAACGTCCTATGAAGTTTATTACTCAAACGCGAACAGCGGAACACCCGCGCAAAAGTCTTTAATCTATACAATAAATTTAGATACAAGGGTTCAAATTTCCGAATACCATTGTTTGTTTTTGGATAGGCTTGGTTCATTTAGTTCTTTTGCTTTTCAGCTTAAAAACTATGAACGTGGCGAAGTTACACGCGATGAATTTAATAAAGATGTTACAGGGTTTATAAACACCGTGCCAACGGTTGACCAATGGAGTTATAAAACAATCGAAGACGGGTTTAAAACTTTCAATATCAATGTAAAGAAAACCATTGAATTAAACACGAATTGGATGTCTGAAGAAATGAATCGTTATTTTGAAGAGTTAATGACATCACCGCAAGTTTATTTAAAATTAGCTTCGTACACAAATACTGAAAGTTGGTTATATCCTGAAGATGAAAGCGGCTGCCCGTTAAGGATTCCAGAAAGTACCGAATACCAACCCGTAATTATCACAAACACGAACTACGAAATATACCAACAAAGAAATAAGAACCTAATTAAACATTCTATTTTAGTTAAATTAGCAAACCAAGACAATATCAATGGTTAGGATACAATTAGAAACGGGTTATTTAGATGTAAAAGAGGGAACGTCTTTTCCGCTTAACTTTCAAGTAGGTGATATACGCGATTTAACGCAGCGTAAAGGAACTTTCTCGAAGACTATAACACTAAGTGGCACAAAGAATAATAACACGCTCCTAAACAATTATTACGATATCAATATCAGTTCGGGTAATTTCGATATAAATAAATTAACTCGCTGCTCGGTTCTTCAAAATGGGATTCCAATTGTTACAAACGCTTTGCTTCAATTAGTAAACGTTAAAAAAGTTCAATTAACAGACGCCTACGAGCAAGGTTTGGAATACGAGGTTTTAGTTCGTGACTCACAAGCTGAATTTTACACTACGATAACAAATTTGGAGTTAACGGATTTGGATTTTAGCGATTGTAATCACGAGTTTAGCATAACATCAATTACGGATAGTTGGTTACATACTCAAAGCGACAATTATAAGTATTTAATGCCGTATAATGACACGACAAATTACACGGTTAATCATTTTAAACCCGCTATTTACGCTAAAAGTTATTTTGATAGGATATTCGCAAACGCTGGATTTACTTACGATTGGGCGGATTTAACGAATTTCCATTTTGACAAGTTGTTAATTCCTTATAATGGTGACGTTAATAATTTTGATTTTTCTGATTATAGGGTAACCGCTGAAACAACTTATTTAAGTTCTTTTGCGCAGCCAAATCCTGGTTATAATGAGTCATTTACTCAACAAGTAACAACGTGGACTGAAACGCTTGATAATCAAAGTTTATTTAACCCGGCAACAGGTGAATACACCACTCCATTTAATTCAGATACTACGCAAGGTCAAACATATTTCTTTAATTTTATTTATGCATATGAAATAATTTTAGATAATGCAAGTACCTCACCACCTTTCACCGCTTATTTAAAAGTTCAGGACCCTACTACCTTATTATATCAAAACGCTGAAATCCAATATAATCTTCAATTTGAATTATTAGTTAATGGTTCGGGCGTTGGTTTTGTTCAAGCTTCAGACGATGTTATCGTAGGTGATGGAATTACAACCATAAGCATACCACCTTCAAGTTCATTATCAGTTTTAACAGCTTCGGGAACAACTACAATTCCGATTCCGATTAATATAACGGCTACCGATATTGTTGAAATAAAAGTAGGTATTAACGTAACATCGTTATATAATTTCGGAGTTGACGCGGTTTGGCGAAGTACAAACGCAACTTCTGGCGGCTCAAATGTGCAAGTAAACCCACAAGTTAATTTTAGTAGCTTAAAATTAGACATAGTTCCCTCAAATAATATTCAAGTTATTGGCGGAACGCAAGTTATTAATGAGTTCATTCCTTTGAAGATTAAACAATCGGATTTCGTTAAGGCAATATTTCAGATGTATAACCTTTACGCATACCCAAACACGAACCAACCTAATGAATTGATTTTAGTTCAACGTGATGAGTGGTACGACGCGGGAACGGAAAAAGATTGGTCAACTAAATTGGCAAAAAACCAAGAACAACAATTAATATTTTTACCTGACCTAAGTAAAAAGAAATTAAAGCTAACTTATAAGCCAGATACCGACACAGCAAACGATGTTTATACACAGGCAACCGCTGAAACCTACGGACAATTAGAATACACTTTCGATAATGAGTATGTAAAAGACACCGACACAAAAGAACTTTTATTTTCACCTACTCCCGTAAACAAAACAAGTTTTGACGCTTATTTACCAATGATTAATGGAATAGCGCCAAACACGAATATTAGAATACTTTACGATTCAGGATTAGAAACGTGTCAACCGTTTAATATTTACGAACAAGGAACAACGGGAACAACGGGTTTAACTTCTTATCCACAAACGGGGCATTTTAACAACGCGTTAACTCCGACTTTCGACATAAATTTCGGGGTGTGTGATTACTACTTTTACCAAACAAGCGTATTAACGAATAATAATCTTTATAACCTATATTGGCGCAGAACGGTTAATCAAATCAATGTAGGGAAAATGCTAATCACTTCTTTTTTACTGAATGAAGCTGATATCCAAACATTAAAACTTAACGATAAAATACGAATTGATAACTCATGGTGGAATATTAATAAAGTAATTGATTATAACGCAAACGATGAGGTTTTAACAAAGGTTGAATTAATAAGCGTAGACACTGAAATCGAACTCGCTAATTTTCCTATAAAAAGACCAATACCAATTGGTGATATTTTAGATTCGAAAGGTAAATCTGAAATGAATACCGTAATCACGGAACAATCAAATGTTAATTTGAGCGAGGGTAACGTCCAAGTATTTGGAAAAGGTAATGTAATTCCAAGCGGTTTAAAAGGAATTGTTATCGGTGATAATCAAAGCGTAACGGAAGACGGAATAACGACCACTAATTTAACGGTAACTGAAACGATAAACGGGCAATCTGTAACTGAAATACTACCAACTTATACAAAATATATTGCCACAATAAGTCAAACAGGAATACTTGACCCAACTGTTATTATTTTAGAAAACACAATTGGCGATATTATCTTTTCACGAATTGGCGCTGGTTATTATGAAGCTACATTAACAGGTGCATTTTTAATAAATAAAACTTGGGTAG